GGCGAAATGCGTAGAGTTGGACGAGAGGGATATGTTTATCCGGTGTACAGGTTGAGCTTTGAGGAGTTTATTGCCCGCTATAAGGGTGGCAAGCTCGCGGCTTACAAAAAGGCACTGGAGCATTACTTAACCTTTGGTTTGAACATGCAACGCGAGACGCGCGTGGGAGCTTTTGTTAAGCAGTCCGAGAGGTTAGCGCGGGGAAAGGCCCCCCGATTGATTCGTCCTTTCGGAATTGGTTTCAATTTAGTCTTCGGTACATATGTGTACCCCCTCGAGAAATGTCTGTACGGTGCTATAGACAAGTTGTATAGTTCCCCGACTGTAACTAAGGGCATGAATTGCCAGGAAGTTGCAGCGGCTCTGGTCCGCAAATGGGCCATGTTCGGTGATCCGGTGTGTTTAATCACTGATATGTCCAGATTCGACCAGCACTGTTCTGCCGAGTCTTTGCGTTGGTGTAAGTGGATGTGTATCCGCTCGTTGCGCAAGTCGGGTGCGGACATTAAAGAGTTCGACCGGCTTTTTGAAGCGACCATAAACACGCGAGGACAAGTGCTGTGCGACGACGGCATCGTTTCTTACTATGTGGAAGGTACCCTTAATTCGGGGTTGAGTTCCACAAGCCTATGTGGGGTCACCATTGTGTGTTTCCTGTTGCGGAGTTACTGTTTGTCTGTTGGAGTTAGACATCAGTTAATCTCCGCCGGTGACGACACCAACATCATCATTGAGCGCAAAGATTTGCACCTCATGGATGGTCTTAGCGCTTGGTGTTTGCGCGGTGGCTACACAGTAAAGGTAGATGGCGTTGTCGATGAGTTGGAGAGAGTTGATTTTTGCCAGATGCGTCCCATATTTGATGGTGAGACCTGGCTTATGGTCCGTAATCCACGGGTTGTTACCACGAAGGATTTGCTCACTGACAAGAAGTTTGCTAGTATGGAGCAGTTGCGCAGTCATATGAAAGCTATCGCAGATTGCGGGATAGCATTATCTGGCGGAGTGCCAGTTATGCAGAGCTTTTATTGTATGTTACACCGCAGTGCCCGAGGAGCGCGAGCTACTGGGTTAGAGCGAAACGGATTTTATTACCTCTCCCGTGGAATGGACAGGAAAGTTGCTGAGGTTGGAGACGTCGCTCGTATTTCGTTTTACAAAGCATTTGGCATCAATATTTGGCGCCAAAAGACTTTGGAACGTATGTACGACCGTATGTGGGTAGACACCGACTCCAAATCCTGCACCTCGTCGGGAATAGAAAGATCTACAGACTTAGCTTTTTCAACTTTATTACAATATGCCTTCGAGGAAGAAAACTAATGGACCTAAACCTTCGTCCAAGAAAAAGAAGGGCAATAAGCCGCAGAGGGCTAACAATAGTGGGGGTCGGGGACGTGGTTCCTTGGCCCCCTACATCGCAATGTTGCGGGATCCATGCATGGCCCCGTTAGTTAGGGGGTTTTATGGCCGAGGGAGTGGTTATGGTTTGAGGTTGCATACCTCCTGTGGGGCGGACGCGCCATCACCCACGTTGGCGTTTACGGCAGGTTTCGTTCTGTGGAGTCCAAATTACCATTGTATTGGGGGATCAACC